CGATAGTCGCGCCGTGACGTTCATCAAAGCAATTAAACTGTTAATGCTACGCGGCAAATCTTTTAAGAACATATTTGTAGATGAGGTTTTCCTAGTCAACCCTTACTTCATCGACATATATCAACATTTCGCACCGAATGCCTCTATCTATGGTTTGGGAGACCACAAGCAAATACAAACTGATTTCCTTGGAACTGCACCGCAGTACAAAGTCGAATTTACTAGCGAATATCTAAGCTATTCAGTCAGAGTACCAAAAGTTGTCGAAGAGAAAATTAGACACTATATACCAGAATTTAGGGCCAACAAAAAGAAAGAAGGCAGCCTTATCCTTAAAAAATTTGGCGACTTCGCCAGGGAAGCAGGTGACATCATGATTTGTGCCACCCAAAACATGAAAGATTACCTGATAAAAAATAAACAGCCGCGCGTTAACACCATACACGAAGTGATGGGCGGTACATATCATACAGTTCACATCATAACAACCGATATAGACAAAATTAGGAGCAATCGTGCCTCCTATGTGTACACCGCTCTAACGAGAAGTAGCGACACCATTGTTATGTATGGCACCGGAGAACAAATAGAGCAATTCTTCTCAATCTTAGGCACACCTATAGAACGCGCTTTGGATGCACCCTTGAGTGAAGTTGTCCCCATTGCTGACAACGTCATGGAGGAAATTGAAGAAGTGGTTAAAACAGAGGAACCTCAACGTATGATAACGAAGACGGTTGTCAATTTGGATTTAATAAGATCGATATTATCCAAAGTCTACGTTACGAAGAACGAGTACATAGACAGGAAAACACTAGACTTCAGGATCAACCTTCTTCAAGGCCCCGAAAGCGGTTGCCATCTATCAATCCCGGTAGGCCTTTTGGACGCCACTGACGTTAAGATCAACGGCAGAATGATGGGTGATCCGCTTGTCAAGTACTACCACGGCAACGATAAACTTGGTACCCTCAATACTGTAACCACCAGATACATGTCCAAACAGGTCAGACCAAGCAAGAGTATGTTTAAAACTTTGGTCAAAGCACATTTGGCTGGTATTGAGCGTTTCCTGAAACCAAAAAATCAACGCGCTAAACTCATACTCGGTAAAGACAAAGTATACGACGGCGTTAGAGATTACCTCATCAAATTGCAACAAAAATTTCGTTCCAGCATACCTATAGAAG